CCCCGGCCGCGCCCCCCACCCCCCCCCCCCCCGGCCTGGGCGGCGGCCCCGACCCACATCGAGACGAAGGGCACCACCATGGTGAAGCTCCGCGACGACCTCGTCGGCGTCGTCTACCTGAACGGCCACGCGTACGGCGCCGGCGACGTGGTTCCTGACGGCGTGCGCGTCGGTGGGCACCTCACCGAGGACGGCAAGGACCACGGCCACCTGACGGCGGAGCCCCCGAAGGCCGTCATCGCGGGCGACCGTATCCCGCTGACCGAGGTGGAGGCCAGCGAGGCGACCGCGCTCGGTCTGGAGCTCGACGGCGACCCGGAGTGGGTCCGCGGCGCCCTGGCCGGGCACCTGCTCGGCGTGGCCGCCCAGCCGCAGTCGGAGCCGCTGAGGGACGAGGAGGCGGCCTACGCCGAGAAGCTCGGCATGCCGACGGACATCCACCCCGAGCGCATCCGGGGCGCCATCGTCGGGTACGAGCAGGGCATCGCCGACACCCTCGTGGCCGCCGCCCGCGGCACCGCGTTCGACCCGTCGGACGCGGGCGTAGAGGTGGTGCAGGAGTACATCGCCGCGAACCCGACCGAGACGCCGGCCGTGCTCGCGCTCGAGGCCGCGGGGAAGGCCCGGAAGGGCATCCTCGGCGAGTACCTGGCCTGATGGCTGAGGAGGTCGGCCAGGAGGTCCTCGCGCAGGTCGACCTCCTCATCCGTCAGGGCTCGGACTGCGCATTCGTGCTGCTGTTCTCGGAGGAGGACGAGAGCGGCACGATCACGCAGGACTTCACGGGGTGGTCCGCGAGGTCGCAGGTCCGGAAGAAGGTCGGCGGCGAGGTCTGGCACGAGATGACCGTCGGGGCAGGGCTGACGCTGACGCACGACGCCGGGATCCTCTCGATCGCCGGGCTGATCCCGCACGAGGTCACCGAGGACCCCGTGTGGAACACCCGCAAGGTCGGGGTGTGGGACGTCGAGCTGATCCGCGCCGACGGGTGGGTCATCCCCCTCGCCGCCGGCGCCGTGAAGGTCGACCCTGACGTGACCCGGGAGGACGCGTGAGCACGCAGGTGGTGCGGGTCGTGCAGCAGCCGACCCGGGTCGTCTCCATCCCCCGCGCCGTCGGCTCCCCCGGGGCTCCCGGCGAGCCGGGCACGGACGGACAGCCGGGAGCCCCCGGTCCCGACGGCGCACCGGGTGCGTCGGCGTACGACACGTGGCTCGCGCAGGGCAACGAGGGCAGCGAGGCGGACTTCCTCGCATCCCTGGTCGGCCCCCGGGGTGAGCCCGGCGCCGATGGGACCCCCGGTCAGGACGGTGCACCCGGCTCCGACGGCGAGGACGGCACCGCGGGCAGCGACGGCCGCGAGATCGCACTGCGCACCGCCGCCGGGTTCGTGCAGTGGCAGTACGCCGGCGACCCCGGGTGGACGAACCTGATCGCCCTGACCGACCTCACCGGGCCCCGCGGCGACGACGGGACCGACGGCACGAACGGGGCCGACGGTGTCGACGGGAAGTCCGTCGAGCTGCGCGTCTCGGGCGGGTACATCCAGTGGCGGCAGACCGACGGCGCGTGGGCGAACCTCGTCGCCCTCACCGCGATCACGGGGCCGGCTGGCGCGGACGGTGCGCCGGGGGCCCCTGGGGCAGACGGCGTGTCCCCGGACCTGACGATCGGGACCGTCACCACCGGTGCCCCCGGCACACCCGCGGCAGCCTCGATCGCCGGGACGTTCCCAGACCTGCACCTCGACCTGACCATCCCCCGCGGCGCGGACGGCACCGGCGGAGGGTCGGGTGGCAGCCTCGTGCCCTGGCTCAAGGGTGCGTGGTCCCCGACGGTCGCCTACGACCCAGGCGACATCGTGCAGGCTGACGACGGCACAGGGCGAGCAAACTGGGTTGCGCTGGCCGCCGTTGACCCGGTGAGCACGGCCTTCGTGGGGGCGACCTCCACCACGACGGGTGACCTCAGCCCGCACGCAGACACGCTGGTCGGCGACCTCCTGCTCCTTGCTTACGTCGCGCATCCGGGCGATGTGCCGCAGGCGCCTGCGGGCTGGACGAAGCTCGACTCCAACATCGGCGACACGTCGCGGATCGACGTGTTCGCGCGGATCGCCACTTCGCTCGGGCCGGTGGCCGTGGCGGGTGGGGCTCTGTGGACCATGCGCACATACCGCGGCGTGCCGATCCCGTCGATCGTGACCCACGGCCCCGGGGGGACCGTGGGGGCGTCCAGCGGCGCGGCAGTGGGGGTGTGGGCGTCCTACTTCACGGCGCTGACCGCTCCTGCCGAGGTCGTTGACCCTCTGCAGGTGACCAACGGCACGCGTTCCCTCCTGGCTGGTGACGTCAAGCCGCTCAAGAGCGCGACGGCCGTTGGTGCGGGGCAGTGGTCTCTCGTCCAGATGCCTGCAGCGACGACCCCGTTCGTCCCTGGCACTTCCTGGGTGATGCTCGGCCGCCTCTAGGCCGGGCGCCTACACGCCCGGCCAGCAACTCAGACACGGAGGCTCCCATGTCGATGACGGAACGGGATCTCGCGCAGATCCGCGACGAGGTCGGCGACGACCCCACGGACCAGGTGCTCGACGACTACTTCGATGAGCTCGGGCACTGGCTGCCCGTCGCCATCCGCGTCCTGAAGCGACGCAGGGCGAACGCCGCCGCCGGCGGGCAGCAGACCAAGACCTTCAGCCTCGACGGGGTCCTGTCCGTCGGGCTTTCGACTGCGGACCTGAAGAACCTCGACGAGCAGATCACCCGCCTCGAAGCCCTGTGGGCCGGCGAGCAGGGCGACGGCACCGGAGGTGTGACGACGGCGCGGATCACCCGTCGGGACCGGTACCGGTGACCCAGCCTGACGCCGTCGAGGAGCTGACGCGGGCCCTTCGGGCCGACATCGACGCGGTTCATGCTCGGGTCGCCGCCGAGATCGCCGCTGCCGCGACCGCCCTGTACACCCGGCCCCTCGCGGTGCGGGCCGCGCGACTCCGCACGCTCGAGCGGGTCTTGCTGGCGCTGGCGGACGAGGTCGACGCGATCGCCGCCCGCTACGTCACCGCGGCGGTGCAGACCGCGTACGAGATCGGCGCGTGGGCCACGGCAGTCGCCGCGGGCACGTCCGCGACGTTCGCACCCCTCGACGTCGATGCGATCACGCTCATCGCCGGCGACACCATGGACTCCCTGCTCCACGCCACCAAGGGCATGCGCGAGGACATCAAGGCCCTGATCCGCGAGACCGTCCGCGACCGGGTCCGCGCCAAGGTGTTCACCGGGCAGACCGCCGTCCAGGCCGGGAAGGACCTCGCGGCCGAGCTCGCCGAGCGCGGTGTCGCCGCGGTCACGTACTCCAACGGGGCCCGGGTGTCGGTGTCGCAGTACGCGCAGATGGTCGTCCGGACGAAGACCGCCGAGGCGTATCAGGAGGGAGGGATGAACCAGGGCGAGCGCCTGGGGTGGGAGGTCATGGACGGCCCCGGGTGTGGGTGGGCGTCGCACGACGACCCGACGAAGGCCGACGGGATGATCGTGGCGCTCGCCACCGCACGCGAGCACCCGACTTCGCACCCAAACTGCCGCCGGTCGACGTCCCCGCGCCCGGACATCACCTCCGCGCGCGAGGCACGCGAGGCGGCCCCCACCCCGTCCGGTGACGCTGCCCGGGACCGGGAGGTCGCCGTGGCCCAGCAGGCCCGCGCGCAGCGGCTTGTGGCGGTCT